CCTGTCTATCTTTCCCCGAAAACCACCAGCACGATCCAAGACAGTCCAATGACAGTCAAACCTGATCCGAGCCAATGACGAAACCAGCCAAGTCCAACAAGAAGCTCTATGGGGAATTGAAACCTAGGCTTCATTCACCATGGCTTAAGGGTGCAACTAAGGGTGATCAGATCGCTGAGCTTGCAGAACAGATCGGTCAGCCATTATTGAAATGGCAAAGGCTAATTCTTGACGATATGTGCCGGGTGGACAAGCAGGGCATGTTCATTCGCAAGTCGATCCTACTTTTGATTGCAAGACAGTCAGGAAAGAGCCATTTAGCTCGAATGCGTGTTTTGGCAGGCATTTTCCTATTTGGGGAAAAGGACATTCTGATTATGTCCTCAAATAGATCGATGGCCATGAAGTCATTTAACATAATGGCAGACATCATTGAGCGCAATGATTTCTTACGAGTTCAACTCAAAGATGGAGATGTCCGAAAGGGCATTAGACGTACTAATGGCGATGAACGAATTATCTTGGCTAATGGTGCTCAGATTGAAGTTGTAGCTGCGACTTCTGATGGGGCGCGCGGTCGTAGCTGTGACCTTTTATGGATTGACGAATTACGGGAAGTTTCAGAAGTTGCAATGGACGCTGCTAAGAGCGTTACCTTGGCAAGAGCCAATTCTCAGCGCATATTCACATCAAACGCTGGCGATCATTTTTCAACAGTGCTTAACGATCTTGTTGAGCGTTGTCGAAGTTACCCACCTAAGAGCCTTGGCTATTATGAATACAGCGCGCCAGAGTATTGCGACATCTGGGACAAAAAAGCCTGGGCGATGGCTAATCCGAGTCTTGGATATTTAATCTCAGAAGAAGCGATCGAAGAAACAATCGCAACTTCAACCATGGAAGCTGCGAGAACCGAAACCCTTTGCCAATGGGTCAGTAGTACGGCATCACCCTGGACTCCTGGATCATGGGAAGCTTTGGCAGATAAAGAATTGGTTATGGCTCCCGGTGCTTACACAATGTTTGCCTTCGATGTTGATCCTAGCCGAAGAAATGCAAGCCTTGTTTGTGGGCAGTTGATGCCTGATGGAAAAATTGGTCTTTCGTTAGTCCAGACATGGGAAAGTCATGTTGCTGTTGACGAACTTCAAATTGCCGTAGATGTGAAAAAATGGGTGGATCTATTCAAGCCGAAAAAAGTGCTTTTTGATAAATACACTACTCAGGCCATAAGCGATCGATTAAGCAACTCTGGAGTTATGGTTGAGGATTGTTCTGGTGCTCAGTTCTATACTGCCTGTTCGACCTTTAAAGACGCTATTGACAACAATCGCATTGTTCATGCTGGTCAAGATTCATTCGACACCCAGATGTCGAATTGCGCTGCCAAAAGCAACGACTCAGCATGGCGTATCATACGAAAAAAATCGGCAGGATCTGTGGCAGCACCGATCAGCGCGGCAATGTTGGTTCTGCACCTATCCAAGCCGAAGTCGAGTCCTCAAATATTTATGGCCGATTGATTTGACAAATACTAGCAATCTGTCTAGGTTGTGCTATCATTTAAGCCATGGGTATATTTTCGCGAGCAGAATCAAAGCCAAATAAGCCGACTGTCGAAGCGCAATATGCCCCTCAAGTTTTAGCAAATAATTATATCTATAGTTATGCTCCAACAATCGATCGAGCTTCAGCGCTCGAAATTCCCTCAGTAGTTCGCGCCCGTAACTTAATTTGCGGAACTATTGCTTCAATGCCTTTAGAGCTTTATCGCAAATCAACTGGCGAAGAAATTGGCAAGCCAGTCTGGATGGATCAACCAGCAATCAATCAACCTCGCGCAGTAACAATCGCTTATACCGTAGATTCGTTATTATTCTACGGTTGGTCAGTATGGCTCATTAAATCCCGCTATCAGGAAGATGGACGTCCAGCATCTTACGAATGGATTCCTAATTCTCGCGTAACTCCGCAATATTCTTCAGATTATCAAAATCTTGTTGAAGGTTACTTGATCGATGGCACTTTCTATTCAAATGACGATGTTGTTACATTTCAATCATTAAACGATGGAATTCTAACTACTGGCGCTCGCGTATTGCGTGGCGCACTTGATCTAGAAATTGCTTCAACATTAGCTGCAGCAACTCCGATGCCTACTGGTTACATTAAAAATACCGGTGCTGATCTCGATCCTAAAGAAGTTCAAGGATTACTAGCTGCATGGAAGTCTGCTCGCCTTAATCGTTCAACTGCTTATCTAACTTCTACACTGGAATACAATGTCGCGCAATTCTCCCCAAAGGATATGCTCTACAATGAAGCCAAGCAAGATTACGCTACACAGATTGCTCGCCTTTGCAATGTTGATGCTTTTTATCTTTCTGCAGATGCCAATAATTCAATGACTTACTCGAACTTGCTTGATTCTCGTAAGCAGTTTGTATCTCTATCTTTACAACCATTTATCACAGCAATCGAAGATCGATTATCAATGAACGATGTCACTGCTAATGGCAACGAGGTTCGCTTTGATCTAGATAAGTCATTCCTTCGCGCTAATCCAATGGACGAATTACTTGTTATCGAAAAAATGCTTTCACTTGGCTTGATCGACATCAATCAGGCTATGGAAATGACTGATCTAACCCCTAACGGAAATGGTGGTATGTAATGGAGAATATCCTTACATTCTCAGCGGATCTCACAGCAGATTCAGCTCGTAGAACAATCTCTGGCAAAATCGTTCCAATGGGAACTGGAGAAATTGGTTCGACCTCAGCAGGTGCTGTTGTTTTCGAATCAGGCGCAATTCAACTGCCAGAAAATCCAGCAAGCATTAAGTTGCTCAATCAGCACAATGTTAAAGAGCCTTTAGGTAAAGCCACAATGTTTAACGAAGTACCAGGCGAAGGCATTTACGCATCTTTCAAGATTTCTAATTCTTCTCGCGGTACTGATGCACTTATTTTGGCAAGCGAAGGCTTACAAGGTGGTCTTTCAGTAGGCGTTGAAGTTATTAAAGCAAAGAATAAGTCAGGCGTGATGTATGTATCCGCTGCTCGACTATTCGAAGTATCTTTGGTGACCGAACCGGCATTTAAGTCGGCACAGGTCATCGATGTCGCGGCATCTGATGAAGCACCAGCTGAAGAAGATGTTATTGAAGAAACCAAACCAACAGAAAGCGAGCCAGTCGTGGAATCAACTCCAGACACTGTAGCAGCTCCAGAAGTTGAGGCATCGGCTGTAGAAGCTGCTCGCCCAACTGTAGCGGTTACAAATGTACGACCACGCCTAAAGACACTAACCTCTGGTGAGTATCTTGAAGCAAACATCAAGGCAGCTATGGGTGACGACGCTGCTCGTCAGCTAGTTCTTGCTACCGATGACACAACAACAAACACAGGTTTAACACTTGCACCTCACATGAACGAGTTCGTTACAACTTCAATCGATGGTCGTCCATCTGTTGACGCGATCTCAAAGGGTGTATTGCCAGCATCAGGAATGTCTTTCACAATTCCTAAGCTTTCAACTGCTCCAACAATCGATTCAGATTCAACTCAGGGTGAAGCCCTTGGTGGAACTGAAATGGCTTCAACATATATCACTGTTGATGTCAAGAAGGCTGCTGGCCTTCAAACAATTTCTTGGGAACTCCTAGATCGCTCATCACCTGCGTTCTACGATGAACTAATCAAGGAATTAAACTACGCATACGCTAAGGCAACTGATAAGGCTGTTGTTGCAGCATTTATCGCTTCAGGTACTGCAGCATCAACACAAGCTGCAACTATCGCTGGCCTAAAGGCTTACATCTCGAAGGAAGTTCCAGCAGCTTACGCAGCAGCAGGAAAGTTCGCTCGTAACTTGGTAATCAACACAGCATGGTGGGAAACAATCATGGCTGCTGATGACACAACCAACCGTCCTCTATTCATGGCTTCAAACCCACAGAATAACCCAGGCAACATCTCTGGCCAATCAATCGTTGGCGATGTTCTAGGACTCAACACATTCGTTGATCCACACATGGCTATCACAACTTTGATCGACGATTCAGCATTCATCGTTGCTCCAGAAGCTTTCACATTTTATGAGGCTCCAAAGACAACGCTACAAGTCCAAGCCCTTGCAAATGGTCAACTGCAGGTAGCCGTCTATGGTTATTATGCGATTGCACCAAAGGTCGGTGGCGGAGTTCGTCGCTTTAACCTTACTTAATCAGTAAGTAGTTACTAAGTCGCTGAGAGGGGGCATAGCCCTTGCCCCCTCTTGGTCTTTAGAAGGGAAATAGAATGTCACTTTGCACAGTTGCCGAACTACGCAGCACTTTAGGCGTTGGCACACTCTACGCAGACGCGACCCTTCAAGAAGTGTGCGACGCGTCAGACGCAGTCCTACTTCCAATGCTTTGGGCTAATACTCAATATCCAGTAGCTCATGGTAATACCGGCACTGTTGGCACTCTTTACTTTGATGTACCAGTTAATTTTTATGTAGGTCAGTCAGTAGTCATTGCTAATTGCGGAACTAAATATAACGGCACTAAAACTATTACTGCTGCAACAGATTATTCTTTTTCAGTAACAACTACCCACACTTCAGATACAGTGCGCCACCCAATTACCCCTTATGGCATCGTAACTGGTGAGTCTTATATTGACTGGACAGCTGACGCAGCAATCCAGAATGCCGCTTTGATGATAGCTGTTGAAATCTGGCAAGCGCGTACGGCCACTTTAGGCGGTGCTAATGTTGCAGATTTCCAGCCCTCACCTTGGAGAATGTCAGCCAATTTGCTGGCCAAGGTTAGAGGTTTAACTGCTCACGCGTTGAGCCCTAATTCTCAGGTGGGCTAGCATGACAGTGCCAGCAATTACAACACTTCGTACAACTATTGCTACTGCTCTAGTTGATAATACTAAATGGCAAGTGTTTTCATTTCCACCGGCAACGGTATTAGCGAACTCAGTTATTGTTAGCTGGGATGATCCAATGCTTACACCGACTAACGATCTTTACAGCGATATTGCACCTATGGCTAATCTGAAGCTGACCCTGACTGTGCCGCTCTACGATAACGAGGGCAATCTTCAAGGTATTGAAGATGCAGTTGTATCAGTGTTTAAGAAGTTATTCGATTCTGGTTTTAACTACAGTGTCGGATCTGTTAGTACCCCTAGTATTCTCAGTGTGGCCTCAGGCGATCTGCTGTCATGCGAGATGTCTCTATCAATCCTCTCGAGTTGGAGTTAATTATGTCCGAATGGGAAAAAGAGTTGGAAGCATTCCTGATTAAGATCGGGCAGATTCCAGCAGTTGCACCAAAACCAGCATCAACCGATAATAAAGAAAAGGAATAAAAAATGGCTGTATTTCTAAACAATAAAGTCGGAGTTATTATCGGAACCACCGATGTTTCATCCGAAATTAGTAGCGTTACTCTTAACCAGACCTTTGACGAGGTAGAAATTTCCGCACTAGGCGACACTGCTCACAAATTCGTAAAGGGTCTAGAATCTGGAACACTGAGCCTAGATCTTTATGGCGATTTCGCTACAACTGGTACTTCAACAATTCTTCAAGCTGCATACGGTACAACCGTTACAGTAAAGATCATTCCTGTAAAGGGAACTGCTATCTCAGCAACTAACCCTCTTTACACCACCACAATTTTGGTTAATAACCTAACACCTATTAACGGTGCTGTGGGCGATATTAATTCATCCTCGATTACATTTACTTGTAATTCGACTATTGATTTTGCAACTACAGGTACATTCGCTTAATCTAAAGAAAAGGGCTAAAAATGGCACAGTTAAGAATAACTAAAGTAGATGGCACAGTCTCTAACCATGAGATCACGCCAAGTATTGAATATGCATTCGAATCGTATAAAGGCGCTGGGTTCCATAAGGTTTTCAGAGAGCAAGAGCGACAAAGTGATGTGTATTGGTTAGCTTATGAATGCCTAAAGAAAACAGGAGTTACATTACCGTTATTCGGCTCAGAGTTTCTAGACACCTTGAAAAAAGTCGAGGTGCTAGATTCTGACCCTTTAGAATAGCGCGTGACTCCATAACCTACCTCGTGGCTCATTTGAGTATCGAGATGGGAGTTGCGCCGCAGTATCTCTTGGATCTTGATTCAAGAATGCTAACGGCTTTATTACAGGTATATCAGGATAAAGCAAAGGAGATGCAGAATGCCGCGAGTCGTGCTAGAAAACGCCGCTAGTGTGCGCAAAGCTCTCAAAGCCTATGCTCCTGATCTAGAAAAACAATTACGCAAAGAGATGGCTACAGCCTTAAAGCCTGTAGTTCGCCAAGCTAAGTCATTCGTACCTAGCGAATCTCCTATGAGTGGATGGGTAGCGCGTTCCTTTTCAGAAGCGCGCTTCCCATTCTTCAATTCTCAAACAATTTCCAGAGGTATTACTTACACTACTGCTCAATCAAAGCCGAATGCTAAAGGCTTTACCTCAGCTGCTCGAGTATGGAACAAATCAGCTGTTGGAGCAATCTATGAAACTTCAGGTCGAACTAACCCTAATGGTCAGCCATGGGTAGGAACTAGAGCTGGCGGCTCCGGTAAAGGCGTAAGCCGCTCAGTTAATCCGACTGCTGGTAAAACATTTATCGATAATCTTGGCACATTAACTTCTAGCCTTCAGGGTCGCGGTCGCTTCATCTATCGAGCATGGGCTGGTAATCAAGGAGTTGCTTTAGGAGCCTGCTATAAGGCTATTAATAAAGCTACTGAAGACTTTCGCAAGCGCGCTGCTACAACTACATTCAGGAAGGCTGCGTAATGGCTAACAGTTCTAAAGTAGCGATTGATATTGCGGCCAGTTTCTCTGGCAAAAAAGCATTTAAGTCAGCTGAGAAAAGTATCCTTGGTTTATCTAAGAAGGCTCTTGGCCTTGCTGGTATTGGTACATCGTTATCAGTTATTGCTACTAAGGGCCTTGCCGCTGCGATGGCAGATGCTAAGTCTCAAAAGCAATTAGCTCAGGCTTTATATCAGTCTGGCAACGCTCTTAGCACTATCGATGTAGAAGGCTTTATATCGGATCTATCTAATGCAACTGGTACAGCCGATGACCTTTTGAGACCAGCTCTAGAATCTTTGCTCAGAACTAATGGAAATGTAGCTAAGTCTCAGGAACTACTTAGCCTAGCCTTAGATATCTCAGCGCGTACAGGTGCTGATTTAACTACTGTCACTGACAGCCTAAGCAAGGCTCAGCAGGGCAACCTGAAGGGTCTTAATGCTCTTAACCTAGGATTAGATAAAGGTTATTACGCCACTCACTCAATGGCTCAGATTACTGAAGAATTAACCAAGATCTATGGTGGAGCTGCAGTTGATGCTACTAAGACTTGGCAGGGTCAGTTACAGGTACTAAAGGTAACCTTAGGGGAAGTATCTGAATCTATTGGATATGGCCTTGTAACTGCTATTGATAATGCTGCAGGCTCTAACGGTATTGAAAACCTTAGCACCTCATTCAGAAATTTCGGTATTGTTGCAGGCGAGGAGATTGCCAAGCTAGGCGATAAGATCCACGCATTCGGTGTTGCTATAGCTAAAGACCCAGTATTCGGTAAGTTGCTTCTAATGACTATCGATGGCTGGAACCAGATCCTTGGTATCTCAGAACGATATCGCGATGATCTAATTGCTGCTAATAATCGCCGCTTAGCTGAAAATACTCATCAACTTGAGAAGTATTATGCAGAACAAGATGCTCAAGAGAAGATCCGTCTAGCGAATCAACAGAAGTTAGCCAAGGCCGATGCTGCTCGTATTGCTGCTCTTAAGAAACAAACAGCCCTAGAGAAGGCTAAAAAACAATTAACTGAAGCCTCAGCGACCTTTGATCTAACCAAGATTCAGCTCGCTGCTGCTCTACAGAATACTTATGATAAAGATGCAAAGTTACGCCTATTGGCTATGCAGGCTATCGAGAACGAGAACGGTGAGCAGGCTCTTGCTTACATTAAACAAATGGGATTATTAACTGCTGAGTCTCAAGCTGCAAAATTACAGGGTATCACTACCATCGGACAGTCTGAATTAACTTACATTAACAATGTACTTCAGGATGAACTAGATAGCATTAATAGATCTAAGATGGCTGAAGAAGATAAAGCCGCTGCTCGACAGAAGGCTTACGCACAATACATTTCAGCCATTCAGGAGTCAGGTGGCTTAGCTGCTGCTAACTCATACAATGAGCAGACTCAGATTGATCTTATAAAGATTGCTAAACTAGCAGCCCTAGATAATGTTGCAAGTGCCGAAACTGTATTGGCTGCTATCTCAGAATCTATTCAATTAGGTGTAATTGATAAGGTTCGCTTAGCTCAGAAAGATGCCGATATGGAGCGCATGAAGGCTCTATTGGCTTATTTAGATCTAATTAATAAGACTTACACAATTAAAGTAGATACTGACTTAAGCGGCGCTGGCGGTGGAAATGGTAATGGCGGTGGCGCTGGCAGTGGCAATAGTATGCCACCTAGCGGTAACGGTGGCGGATTCGGTTGGAGCCTTCCACCTTATCTTCAAGGTACTATTCCTACATCATCTTCAGGCGGTATGACTCAAGTAGTTAATATCCAGATTCCAGATACAGCAACAGTTATTACTCAATCAGACTTTATAGATGCTGTTACAACGGCAGTTAATGAAGCAAATTCTTACGGTTACTCGCTAACCCCTAGAGGTGCGATCCTTCCATGACACGCCCAGTAGTCAATGCCATTATAAACTTCTCGACTGGAGCAGGCTTTGCTCAGCCGATGATTATTGATGCTGGTCAATTTGGTATTAATGCTCTAGCAGATGCTGCTGCTGTGGTAGTTGATGTATCCGATCAAGTTGATTCAATCAAAACTACTCGAGGCCGCTCTGCTCAAGCTGACCAGTTCCAAGCTGGAACTATGACCTTACGGATCGTGGACACTGAAGGTAATTTCAATCCTCAGAACACAGCCTCACCTTATTATTCTCTTTTAAGCCCAATGCGTAAAGTCCAGATTACTGCCAGTTACAATGGCCAGACATATCCCATCTTTGCTGGATTTATTACGGCATTTACGACTCAAACTCCGAAGAATGTCGGTGAAGTCCAGTACACTACTATTCAGGCTGTTGACGCATTCAGACTTGCTCAAAATGCTCAGATTAGTACAGTAACTGGCGCTACTGCTGGCGAGACTACAGGCTCTAGAATTGGCAAGATCCTTAATACGATTGGCTGGCCTTCTACCATGCGTAGTTTATCAACAGGTCTTACAACAGTTCAGGCAGATCCAGCAACTGCTAGAACAGGCTTAGAGGCCATGCAAACAATTGAAATTACCGAATATGGCGCTTTATATGTATCAGCAGAAGGCAATTTTATTTTTCAAGATAGAAATGTTACAGCTGGCACAGTAGATGACACAGCCACAGTTTTTGCAGATGACGGGTCTGGTATTTCGTACTCTAATGCTGTATGGCGCTTGGATGATACTCTTGTATTTAACCAAGCAAATGTCTCTCGAGTAGGCGGATCGGTTCAATCATCGACTAATACTGCTAGCGTTGAAAAGTATTTTGCTCATACTTATAACGCTCAGAATCTTATGATGCAAACGGATGCCGATGCACTTGATTTAGCTCGAGCTTATGTAGCTTCAAGAGCTGAGACTTCAATTCGATGCGATGCCATTACCCTCGACTTATACACAGATAACTATAATGATGGCGTTATTGCTGGACTCAGTCTCGACTATTTTAACCCTGTAACTGTGACGACTACCCAATCAGGCTCATCAATACTAACTAAGACTTTGCAGGTGTTCGGAGTGTCGCATGACATCAAAATGAACAGTTGGAAGACCACCCTCACTACGCTAGAACCTATAATTGATTCCTACATATTAGGGACTAATTATGGGATACTAGGTACTAATGTTTTATCATACTAAGGAGAAATAAATGGGAGCCCCACTGGGATTTAAGACCTTCGCCACTGGCGATATTTTAACTGCTGGAGATGCTAATGGTTACCTCATGCAAGGAGTGTGGGTTTTTGCTTCAGCAGCTGCTCGCACTTCGGCTGTTACTAGCCCACAAGAAGGCAATATGTCTTTCTTAAAAGACACTAACTCGGTTGAATATTATGACGGTGCAGCCTGGGTTGCAGTCGGTGGATCAGGTGGATTGACATTGCTTTCGACCACAACACTTTCAGGTGCAACCGTAACAATTCCATCGATCGTGCAGACATACAAATCTTTGCGCATGGTCATTTATGGTGTTACCAATGCCACTGCCAACGGTGTTATGCGTATTGCGCCTAACGGCAATACAACAGGATCTTCGTATGTATCGACTGACAGCGTAGGCGCTTCTTTCGTTAGTTCAGTGAACCGCGTTACTTATTTGAACCTTGGTACTACTGCGTGGTCAAGAACTGCAACAAACAATGTGGCAACAGTGCAAATTGATAATTACACATCAAGCACAAATTACAAGCCAATGAACGCATACGGTTTCGCTGAGGAAACTGGTGGCTCGGTAATGTCATTTAACATCGGTGGCGCATTCGTATCTAATACCGCAGTCACTTCTTTAGTATTTTCAAATGCCGGTGGAAACTTATCTACTGGAACTGTCCTACTTTATGGAGTGAACTAATGACTAAGCCAATCGTAAGAATCCACAACATTGAAACCAATGAAGTTATCGATCGTGAAATGACAGATGCAGAGTTTGAAGCCTATGAAGCTGATCAACTAGCAGTTGCTAAAGCCGCAGAAGAAGCAAAAGCCAAAGCTCAGGCCAAATCCGCTCTACTCGCCAAATTAGGCATTACAGCAGAAGAAGCTGCACTGCTGCTCGGATAATGAAGCCAAGACTTTCAAAGTGCGCGATCCAGTTAAGAGAACAGATTGACGATACCTTCGGAGATCGAGATCGAAGTTCTGATGGTTGGATCGGCGATACTCGACACAGCGCGCGCCCTTCAGATCACAATCCTGATGCTGACGGCTGGGTTCGTGCCATCGATGTCGATCGAGATCTTTCAGGCAAGGCTAAACCTGACCTCATGCCAGATCTTGCGGATCAGATTCGTGTCTTTGCAAAGTCTGATAAGTCAAAGCGAATCTCTTACATCATCTTCGATGGAAAGATTGCCAGTTCAAAGCTCGCTTGGAAGTGGCGTAAATACACAGGGATTAACAAACATAATCATCACTGCCATATCAGCTTTACGAAAGCGGCTGACCTTAATGGTGAGTTTCTTCAAATACCTATGATCGGGGGAACCAAATGAAAGATCTACAAAACGCAGCAGCTTCATGGGGCAGAGCATTCTTAGTTGCAATTATCTCAATGTATGCCGCTGGAGTTTCTGAGCCTAAGGCTTTGATAGCTGCTGGCCTTGCATCGATTATCCCGCCAGTTTTGAGATACTTGGATCCAAAAGATGAACTCGGAAGAAAATGACACAATCAGAATTCTTTCAGCTCTATATTGCCACGATTGCGATCATGGGTGGATTGGCTGGCTTTGTAATCACACACTTACTGAGCGAGATCAAGCGACTCAACACGCGCTGTGATGAGATTTACAACATACTCTTAGAACGCTAAAATAAACTATGGCTCCGCGCAAAGCAAAGGCAATAGAGGATCAAGGCTATACGCCTTTAGAAGCCTATTGCATTGGGCTTAATGAATATTACAAAGCTTTGCGTAAAGCTGGCTTTCCAGTTGACATCTGTCTATCCATGATTATGGATCCATTCTCATATCCTGAGTGGATTCTCCCAAAGCGCATCAACGATAACCCGAGCAATATGCCGGACTTTTATCCTGACGATGACGAGGACTAATGAAGAGAACTGTCGTAATTCCAGACTTACAAGTCCCATATCACGACGAAGTTGCAGTTAAGAATGTTGCGAGTTTTATTAAAGCGTTTCGCCCCGATGCTGTCGTTACTCTCGGAGATGAAATCGATCTCCCACAGATCAGCCGCTGGACAGAAAACAAGCCAGGCTGGTACGAACAAACACTAGCTAGTGATCGGGACATGACTGTCAATGTCCTCTGGGAGTTAACTCAGTATTCTAAAGAAGCCCACATGATCAGATCCAATCACACTGATCGGCTTTACAATGTAATCATGAACAAGATCCCAGCATTCTTGTCATTACCAGAGCTTCGCTTCGAGAAGTTTATGAAGCTCGATGAAATGGGAATCTCTTATCATAAGAAGCCATTTGCTATTGCTAAAGGATATGTGGCAGTTCATGGAGATGAACAGGCTATCAAGCCTACGCCTGGCCTTACAGCCCTTGAAGCAGCCCGTAGGCATGGTTTAAGCGTTATATGTGGACACACTCATAGGGCTGGACAATCGGCCTTCACAGAGGCCTCAGGAGGCAAATTAGGCCGTATTTTGCGTGGCTTCGAAGGTGGACATTTGATGGATATTCGTAAAGCCGCTTACACTAAAGGCACAATGAACTGGCAACAGGCATTCTTGATCCTTGAAGAAGATGCCAAGGGTGTCCAGGTATCAATCATTCACATAGAAAAGGACGGAACCTTTGCCGTTAACGGTCGTAGGTATGGACGATCTAGATAATCCGCTTAGGCGTGACATCGACAACCACATGGACGATGCAGAATTGTTACCATTTCGTTATCAGAAGAAGCTTGATTAGTCTGCGATAGCGTGTAGATTCGCCTTATCAGTGAAAATCACTGAAGTAAAGGGGCTAACAAATGAACTTAGATCTTTATTTAACTCTCGTAATGGGAGCGTTTTTATTTGTCGGTGTTGCAGCTGGTTATGCACACGGATTCAAGCAAGGCAAAGAAGAAGGTTACGCACTCGGCCGTTCGGTCGCTCGACACACATTCTGGTCAGAGTGAAGGCCAAGGATATCCTCGATGAAGCCAAGCAATTACTCACCGAACGAGGTGACGAGTACGGCGACTCAACTCTTAATCACATTCGAATCGCAAGACTCTGGAGTGTGTATCTTGACAAAAACATCGAGCCTCACGAAGTCGCAATCTGTCTTATCCTCACCAAGATCTCGCGAACTCAAACTACGGCAGACCACCCGGACAGTTACGCAGACATCTGTGCGTACTCTGCAATCGCTGGCCAGATTACATCAACTGATTGGAACGACCTTGACAGTTACTAAAGCAAAGCCTGGTCAATGGTGTGATTACTGCCAGATGAAGTGGGGTCGCGATCACCCAAATGGAAAAGGTAAAACTTTTGCAGTCTGGACGGTTGTAAGTCAGCACGCTAAGTCTAAGGGAATCAACCGACATTACTGCCAGCCTTGTGCCGTCTGGGTGTCAATCTGGCCTGATGGATCTCATTGGCCTTTAACCGAGCAAGCCGAGTTTCTAGTGAAACAAGAGGAGATCAATCATGGCGTTTAACCTTGCTGATTATGAAACAGTCGAGAGTCGGCTGGAAAAGTTTTGGAAGGAGTTCCCAGATGGACGCATATCAACGGAATTGGAAATATGTGAAGCTCATAGATATGTTATTAAAGCCTATCTCTACCGCACTTTTCTCGACCAAGTCGCATACTCGACTGGGTTCGCTGAAGAGAAGGATTCTGATCGCGGTGTTAATGCCACTAGTGCTCTTGAAAACTGCGAGACTAGCGCGATCGGCAGAGCTCTTGCGAATGCAGGTTTTGCTACTAAAGGCAGACGGCCTTCCAGAGAAGAAATGGTCAAAGTATCAGTGGCAGGACGAAGCGGATTTCAGAAACCAGAACAACCAATCTTAAAGGAAAAGTTCCCAGAACCAGTCAAGGATCTATGGACTATTGAAAACCCTAAAGATGTACAAGAAGTTGTACAAGTAACAGAACCACCATCAATATCTGAAGCTATGAATCTATTATCTTCTGAGTTAAATGTTAAAGAGATCCCACAGGCTCCTAAGTGTCAGCATGATTTTATGGTACATAAAACTGGTGTGTCAGCCAAGACTGGCAAGCCTTATGAAGGCTATACCTGTCCATCTAAGAATCGGGCAGAACAATGCCCACCGATTTGGTTATAAACAATGGCTTCCCAGCATAGAAAACACAGGGGTTACCGCACTCAGAAGTGCGTCGCTGAGTACCTCAAAAAGTGGTTCCCTTATGCAGACAGTGCTGGGGCAGGTAGGCAAGGCAGTGATGTCATAGGTGTCCCGTTCGACATCGAAGTGAAAGCACGATCTGCCTTCCAACCGAAGGAGTGGCTGGATCAGACACGAAAGAGAGCAGATGGGAAGCTGTCGATCGTCGTGATGAGATTCAACGGGCAGGGCGAAGATGCGGCCGAATATGGCGCAATGCTTCGATTCTCAGATCTGGTTCAGCTACTCAATAAAGTTGATTATGCAGAATGGTTTCAAGAGCCAAGCCGATGTGAAGGCTGTGGCACCTGGTTAATTGCAGATTACAAATACTGCACTAAATGTAAGGATCACAATGCCTCGTTATGATTATGAATGCATAGTTTGTGGACAAACACAAGAGTTAGAACACTCGATGAGCGCAGCTGCTAACCCGGTGCTGCATTGTTCAACTCCCATGATACGGGTATTTAGCGCAACGCCAGCGATCTTCAAAGGTACTGGCTGGGGTAAGGATAAATAAATGCCATTCGATTATAAACTAAAGTCTGATTCAACAGCTCATTTCACTTGCTGCGATGAGATTCAATTCGAGTATATGTGCGCTTATTGTTACGAAGCAATGGGTTGTCAAATGTGCGCGTTTGATATAACTGTTCGACACGATTGCCAACAGGATTAGACACGCCCAATATCATGCGTAAAACATTAATGGATTTGACATCGATGCTACGCTATAACTCGCTAGCGAGCGCCTGTGGGCGATTGCTCGCGACCGCGTGTTTAGCTTTGGGGGCAGGTCTATTCATAAATGAATCAGCACCCACAGAAGCAGTAGCAAAAGAGATTAAACCCTTTGAGATAAAAGAATATATTCAAAGCCATTTAACAGTTAACACTTATAAATGCTTAGACATACTGGCTACTAAAGAGAGCAACTGGAACTTCAGTGCTGTCAATGGTAGCCATTACGGTTTCATGCAAGGCAGATCAGATTGGCTTAAGACTGCTGATGAGTTAGAGCAGTATGATTGGTCAAGTAGATATGTTGCTAATCGTTATGGTGTAACGGAGTATGATGAGCCTGACTTCTGTGCAGCTCTAGATCATTGGAAGAAATACTCATGGCATTAGACAAGCTAAACAGCAGACGCTATAGAAGTCAGCGTGAACGAGTATTCAATCGTGATGGTAGAAGCTGTGCTATCTGTGGAACAGATGAAGGTGAGATGCACATCGATCACATCATTCCACGCAAGGTTGGTGGAACTCATGACCTTGATAACCTGCGAGTATTGTGCAAGCCATGCAACTTACGCAAAGGATCTAAGAATGATGGGGTTTTTTTAGCACAAGGGGCTAC